CTTGAGAAACTTATTAGTCTATCAAGGTGGTTGTTTTTTCCCACATGAGTCAACAGACATCAAAATGTCTGATAGAGTTCCCTTCCGTGTTGCTACCAAGCAACCTGTTAAGCCCATTCTTCCACAAGAGGAGACCCCAGGACAATATCCAGCCGACTGGTTCAACACCCACAAAAATGAAAAGCCACGATTAGTCATTCCCTATAAAATCAAAGATATGGATTCTCTGAGAGGTATTGTTCGTGAAGGAATAGAAAAGGACAGCCTGGATGTTAAGGTGGCCATCACTTATGTGTACAATGTGATGAAAGGCCAGGAAGCAGAATGTGATGACATATGGACATCTTTCGGGGTTGAGATTGCTCAAGCAAAATCCACCATCCATACCTTCTGCATGATGGAGGTGGAGGAGAAATCAGTTGATCCTCCAAATTTACAACTAAAACCATGTACCGCAGAAGATGATTTGTGGATGTGCTTTTACATCCTTGTCCAATATCGTCTACTCAAAGTAACCAACACAGAGTATGAAAAAGCACTCATCAAAAGAGCTAACATTCACATCAGCGGTATGCCAGGAGGGAAGAAGTGTGATGTCCATTCTCGAAAAATGTATGCCTCCTGGCTGTCCAGTCCAACCTATCTTAGACTGGTGGCTGCAGTGGATATGTTTTTTCACAAGTTTAAAGATCATCCCTTTGCAATTTGCAGATTTGGAACACTTGGTTCCAGGTATAAAGACTCAGCAGCATTGACTACTTTGAATCACATCACAAAGCTGACAGGACTTCCCATCACTGAGTTTATGATGTGGATTTTTAATGACAACATCGCAGATGAACTGGATAAGATGGCCAGGCCAGATCAGGAGTTAGAAAAATGTGATTCTTATACTCCTTACATGAGGGACATGGGATTATCTGACCGGTCTCCATATTCTGCTCAAATGAACCCGACATTCCATTTGTTCTGTCATGCCCTGGGTACACTGATGCATTCCAGAAGATCTATGAATGCCAGAATCGCTGGGGAAGTAGATGTGACCAATGCTGTTGTAAATGCAGAGGTTGTGGCCTTCGTATTGAACAGATGTCCAACATTCACAAAGGCCTACACAGAAGACCTGGAGAGTGTCCCAACTGTGGTTGTCAAAAGTGTGGTAGGGCAGATGCCCACTGGCCCAGACCCTGACCTATGGTTTGAATACTTGGCCCAAAAGAACTTCATCCTCCCAGAAGAGATAAAGAGATTTGCCCATGAGAGAGCCGCAGGATTAACAGGGATCAGGCCAGACACCATTGGGGAGTTGATCCACAAGATGCTTAAATAATCATGAAAAAAACTAACAGTCATCATGAGCAGATCCAGACTCCGTGAGATAACTGGACGTTATGATTACTCCAAAGTGTCAAAAAACCTGGAGGGGCTAGAGGAAGAAGAAAATGAGTTAGAGTTAGACACCTCCCCACTTTATCATCCCATATTAGATGTGAGGGACCATGCAGAAGCTGAGGAAGATGAAAGCTCAGACTCAGATGAGGAAGTAGCCAGTATAAGGGATCTCAGTGATGATCCATTAGGTCAGGATCTAGAAGACAGTGAAAACTCAGCTCTACAGCCCAGAGAAGTTGATACATATATAAGATTGGCCAAAATACCGTCATACACTGTTATCCAATCTCAAGAAGACCTGGAGGACTTGATCCTTCAAGCTGTTAATGCAGTACTAAACCAAGTAGGCTATCACATGGATCCAGAGAGTATTGAAAGACAAAAGGATGAACTTGTTTTTGGTGTAAATGAAACGGGCACAGGGCCCCATGAACTGAAGGAAGAGCGAGAGTCAGAGGAGGTATCGAGTAATATCTCCAATAAAGGAGAGAAAGATGAGTATGATTGGGTTTCCACTGAAATGATGGACATCATAACAAATGGATTGACATTTTCAAGGAAGAATGGAAAGGGTTCAATCGAGATAACCTCAGAAACCCCCGGAATGAACAGGGAATTGGTGTATGAAGCATTCAAAAACACCAAGGACAGATCTTCAGCTATAGATTATATACTACAAGGACTTGGATTAATAGGAATGATCAGGAGACTCTGTCACTATCCATGAAAAAAACTAACAGCAATCATGCTGTCCCGATTCAAGAAATCACATCGTGGGGATGAGAAAGCACTCATTCCGTCTGCTCCCCCACCAGATTATTTTGGACTAGAAACTCCCTCAATTACTGGTCCAATAGAGACTTACACCAAGGAGACTCTCAGAGTCCAAGTATCTCTTGAAGTGAGATGTGAGGAGGAATTTAGGTCTCTAAAGGAGGTTCTCCATGCACTGGAGGTGTGGGTTGATGAAAACACCTGCCCTATTTGGCAAGTCCACCTAGATACATGGTGTTATCTCTGTCTTGCCGTCCACATGAGAAAGGATCCTACCTGTACATACACAAACCTGTACAAGGCCTCCTTCATGGAGGTTGTGGAATTTAAGCATCATCTGATGGTAGATCAACCTGTGACCTACGTTACCCACGAGCAGAGACTGGAATCTCGTGTGAGGGGGTCCAAATGCGAGATCAGATACACCTCAAAAATTGAGCCAACTAAAAGGAAAGGTATCATGGCTCATGTCTTATACAAGCATCCCCTAAAGGATGGAGCATTCCCTCCACCTATGGAGTCCATCGCCGCTAACTTTCCCCTGGAGGTAATTGTCAATGAACTTGGAGAACATCTTCTTAAATTTGAACTCCCATGAAAAAAACTAACAGAAATCATGGATTTCTGGCCAATTTTCCTGTTTTTCTTAACAGTTGTGGCTCAAGATGAGTATTATTATGAAGGCAGATCAAAAGAAGTGATCGGCTTAATTCCAAAGGACAAAAAATTGAATTGGAAAACTGCTAAATTAGATTCGCTTAGGTGTCCTGAAGTTGGCCTAATATCGAATCGAGACGAGCACCTGGTTGAGAAATGGGTAATTGAGAGACCAAGAACAACAGGAGATCTAAAAAACAAGGGGAAGTTATGTCACCTTGCCAAATGGATCACCAAATGTGAGTACACTTGGTATTTCTCCAAAACAATATCCAGAACCATTCAGAACTTGGAAGCACATGAAGACGATTGTAGGCAAGCTATCAAGGACTACAACCAGGGAAAATTGGTACCTGGTTCCTTTCCCCCGGAGGCCTGTTATTGGGCAAGCACAAATGAGGAATCTGTGACAGCATATACTATAACTCCTCATGAGGTGATATATGACCCTTATGAGGATCGTTACTTGGACCCACTATTCGTGCATGGATCTTGCAGTACTAGCTTCTGTGAAACAGTATATGAATCAACCGTTTGGTTAACAGATTCTCCCGGCAGTAAATCTTCTTGCAAACTAGTTGGAGATGAACCAGTGGAGATCTTGGATGGCTACAGGTCAACCAAGGCAGGAAAGAACAAGTTTGGATTCTGGATGAGAGGATCCCACATCCATCATATGCCATTGTCCAAATTATGTAAGGTTGATTACTGTGGGAGAACTGGGTACATCAACCAGCAAGGGGTTTGGTTTCGTATTACTTCAGTGAAATGGGTTTACAATGAAAGTTTATCTTTCCGACATACCATTGAAAACTGCACACAACATCCAGATCTTGCTGTTCTTAGTGAAGAGTACAATGATGATGATCTGGCTGCAACAGTGGAAGAGATGATGTGGGACATGAATTGTCTAAATGCTATTGAAAATATTCAGAAACACAGAAGAGCTAGTCTCCATGACCTGTATCAAATATCACAGAAACATCCAGGTCCAGGAGTAGCATATAGGGTTAAGAACAATCACCTGGAAGCTGCACAGGCAACATTTGTGGCAATTTATGCTCCACAAAAGAGCGAACAAAATAGAGAATGCCTAGGAACTATTCTGGGCTCTAATGGAGACATATGTCACCCATGGACTGACTGGACACACATTGCTAACACAACCTATCATGCAGTAAATGGAATAACAGAAGTTGATGGGAAAATAATATTCCCAGAGTACAGAGTATTGAAGCGCAGGTGGGACCTGGAATACTCTATGAAGCATGATCTCAAGCAGATAAATCACCCTGTAATTCCAGATTTCAGTGGGAAGGTCCACGAAAACATAATACACAAAGAGATCAAAAGTCACTCCATCAATGCAGGAGATCTCATTGGCAACTGGGTAACAGTGGCTGAGAACAAAATAGGTGAATTCTTCAGAGGGTTCAGCCATTCCTTTATTACAGTTTCAGTTTTTATATTCCTGGTTCTCCTAATCTGGATCATAATACGATGCTGCCAGATGTTCAGATCCAAAACAACCACCAACCCATACCCAGCAAAAGACGATGTCCCCATGGTAACATCATCATTTGGTTGACATGAAAAAAACAACAGGAGATCATGGATGAAGAGGATTACTCTTCATTTGGGGAGGAAAAATTCTTCGATGCAGCAGAAGAAATTGAGGAACTTGATACAGACCCAGAAACATACAGATTTGACCAATTGAATAAAACTGACTATAGTCTGAACTCTCCTCTCATATTGGACGACGTGCAAGCATACGTAGCCAAAAGGAAAGGACTTGAACATGAGCTACATACATCCTCTTACAACTGGGAAATTAGAGATAGATATCTCGATTATCATCAGCATGACCTGGGAAGTGTACACGATCCATCCCTCAATCACTGCTGGTGGGGACGGTTAACTCAGCTTCCAGTGGAGACAACACCTCTGATAGATAAACTTCTGTTGGACACAGCAATTGATCACAGAGAGACTCATCCAGTCATTGAATCATTCTTTTCGGGATGGCTTGAGGAGACTACCAGTGATTTATCACAAGAGATTGTTAACACCCCAAGAGAGATCAAACGTTATGGAGAATTATCCTTGATTCTCCATTACTTAGTCATTGCATTGAATGCTGTCTCAATTTCTGAGCTTGAAAATATCAAAAGGATTTTCAAACTTAAGATGACAACAGAGAATCATACTATTATAGGAGCAAGGCTGACACTGCCAATCTTTGGAGAAACCCATGTGTTTGGAGGCCTGATCTGGTTTGAGGATCAAAACATTGTAATAGATCGAAATTTTGCCCTGATGATGAAAGATACATATTTTGGGAGATTCCAGACTTTATTCGGCATGCATTGCAGAAAGGTAAATCCCCATCCAATCGAGGAAATACATGAACTCTTGGATATATATGAGGCTGGAGACTTCCTACTGGAAATGAACGGATCTGAAGGATATGATGTCATTAAGCTTCTTGAGCCCTGCTGTAACCTCAGGTTTTGTGAAAAGGCGAGAGAGGAAAGACCTCTGGTTCCTGAATTTGAATCTTTCAAGCATCATATCAGCAATTCTAAAGAAGATGTCAAGCACATGTATGGAGCATCAGTGTTCCTTGATTTGATTCTACAAATTCAGTCCCTAACTTTGTTGACTGTTGTGTATGGATCCTTTCGACATTGGGGTCACCCATACATTGATTACATCGCGGGATTAAAGAAGCTACATGACCAAGTGAATATGCCTAAGAACATTGATAAAGATTATGCTGAGGCTCTGGCTTCTGATCTGGCATATATAGTATTGAAAAAGAAATTCTCAGAACATAAAAGGTGGTTTGTGGATACCAACCTAGTTAAGCCAGATCACATGCTGCAGTCCCATATCAAAAATAACACCTGGCCCACACCAAAGCAGATTGAGGATTTTGGAGACAAATGGCATACCCTACCACTTGTAAAATGCTTTGAGATTCCTGATGTAATAGACCCGTCTAACTTATATTCAGATAAAAGTCATTCTATTAAAAAATCAGAAGTGTTGGAGTATGTTAAATCAGGGAGGTTAGGACCTATTCCAACTTTGAAGGTGCTTGATACCTTGTTACACACCCCTTCTACTAACTGGCCGGAGTTTTTAGATAAGATTGATAGAGAAGGGCTGGACAATGATGATCTAGTAATAGGTCTCAAGGCTAAAGAGAGAGAAGTCAAAAAACATGGGAGATTCTTTGCGTTAATGTCATGGAAACTCAGAGAATATTTCGTGATTACAGAATACCTGATTAAGACTCATTATGTTCCACTTTTCACAGGATTAACTATGGCTGATGACTTAACCACTGTTATATCAAAATTGTTAGACCGGACTCAAGGTCAAGGAGGAATGGATTATGACAACATCTGCATTGCAAATCACATAGATTATGAAAAGTGGAACAATCATCAAAGATTGGAATCCACTGGGCCAGTTTTTAAGGTCATGGGTCAATTTCTGGGGTATCCAAATCTGATATGGAGAACACATGAGTTTTTTGAGAAAAGCCTAGTATATTATAATGGAAGACCTGACTTGATGGAAGTATATAACGGCCAATTGGTATCTAAAGGTAACAATTTAGTTTGCTGGCAAGGACAGAAAGGAGGATTGGAAGGTCAAAGACAGAAAGGATGGAGCATATTAAGTCTCCTTGTAATTCAGAGAGAATCTTTGATTAGAAACACGAAAGTCAAAGTTCTGGCACAAGGAGATAACCAAGTGATCTGCACCCAATACAAATTAAGGGATACACATGACACTTCCAGTACTCTTAGATGCCTAGATGAGGTAATTAAAAACAATGATGTAATTATGAAGGCAATTAAAAATGGGACCAATAAGTTGGGGCTAATCATAAATGAGGACGAGACTATGCAATCTGCTGACTATCTCAATTATGGTAAAATTCCCATATACCGAGGTCGCATCCTGAATCTTTACACTAAAAGATTATCCCGAGTGATGTGTACAACCAATGATCAATTGCCAACAATGAGCAACATTATGGCGACTGTATCTACCAACACACTAACTATTGCTCATTTTGATGAAACTCCAATAAATGCAATTTATTACTTTGACATATTAAGCAACATGACCCGGAATATATTAGAAAAACACAATGTAATATTGGGAGGTCGTGTAAAGGACTTTATCCCATCAAGATTGTTGAAAAGAAGGTCATATAAAATCTTAATGAATTATTTGGATCCATCTTTGGGGGGTGCATGTGGAACATCACTAGCCAGATTCTTGACAAGAATGTTTCCGGACCCTGTAACCGAAGGTTTATCGTTCTGGAAATGTGTTTGGGCTAATACTACAGATGCCCTATTATCTGATATATCAAAGCATGCTGGCAATCCCAAACTAAGCACATTGCAAGAAGGAGGATTTGAGAAGTTGCTTGAAAATCCATCATCTCTCAACATCCCAAAGGGTCTTAGTCTAACTAATGTGTTAAAAGAAGAAATAAAAAAATGCCTCCTCAAAGAAGCACCAAATCTTAAAAATGAGATTGTTCGAATAGCAGCTGAACATTGTCTGTCGGAAGAAGAAAGATTGATGGGTTTCTTAGAAAGTATAGACCCATTGTTTCCTAGATTTCTGAGCGAATTTAGAGCATCTACCTTTTTTGGAATAACGGACAGCTTGATAGGCCTATTTCAGAATGCAAGAACCATAAGAAGCATTTTCTCCAAGAGATTAGAAAGAGATCTCAGTCATTTGACACAGAAAAGTGAAATTGAATCTTATCGAGCGGTCTCTTGTGAACTGACTGAAGGAAGGATGTGGAACTGTTCTGCAGAGCATGCAGACTTGTTGAGAAGGATCTCATGGGGAAGAAAGGTGTTAGGTGCCACAGTTCCTCATCCATTGGAGATGTTCTCTAGGTCTATTAGGGTGGATAGGGGATGCCCACTCTGTGTTGATGGGCAAGATAATGATTTCCTTGTTACACTGGCCCCGTTAGGTTTGTCATCTTATTATAAGAGGAAAGGTCCTTACCCTGCCTATCTAGGATCTAAAACTTCTGAAAGTACCAGTATAATTCAGCCATGGGAGAGGGAAACTAATGTTCCTGTAATCAAAAGAGCATCTAGAATGAGGACTGCAATTAATTGGTTCGTGGAAGCAGGATCCAATCTGGGATGCAGCATACTCTCCATATTGAGGGGTTTAACAGGAGAGGATTGGGAACAGCAAACAGAAGGGTTCAGAAGAACGGGATCTGCATTGCATCGATTTTCATGTTCTAGGATCAGTGCCGGTGGATATGCTGCATTAGCTCCTACCTTATTATCCTGGATGATAACCACCACTGACACATTTGACATTATAGGATCAGACAATTATGACTTTATGTTCCAACCTTCCATATTGTATGGTCAAGTTTACACTGCTTGCAAGTACAGACATCATAATGGGAGTATCACTGTGCATCATCATCTAGGTTGTAAAGGATGTCTAAGGAAGATTGATGAGCCCACTCTTGAGAGCTCAAGAATTTATGAGCATCCGGATGTTTCTCATATACTCGCCAAATGGAAGCCTGAGAATACCCAATGGGGACAGAACAAAGAAACATACAGGTTGAAGGAAGTGGAGGGTAAAGATATCAGTCCTTTTGAACTCAGTTTCCAAATTGGCAGGGCAGAAGGGTTCCTGTTTGGAGACATGTTGCTTAGTGAAAATAAGCACATGGATGACAGCTCATTGTTCCCATTAACTTTACAACAGAAATTGAATCCCAAAGCATTTTATGAAGGTTTGATTGATGGCATGTTAAGAGCTGTTTCATTAACTATAATACACAGGAGAAGTGTAGCCCAAATGAGAAGACCCAGACCAACCTTAGTTGGAGGAATGATCCATTGCATTGATGCCCTCACACAACGTCCTCCCTTTCTGAACATGATACGAGACGGACCTTTACATTCTTATTTGATGAGTGAGCCTCATAGAGTTCCTGCATCATATCCAATCTCTGATGCTGATATGGGGGCCATAATCCGATCATGGTTGAAGAGGAGGTTTTTTAAGATAGAACAAAAGATGGTAAATTACAGCCCTTTGGTGCAAAGAGTGTGCATCTTTGCTGATATGACTGCACCTGAAATTATCGGTCCATTGGTGTTATCATCAAAAATCCTTCCGTTACTATTTCATATCACCCTGAGTAAGAAGCAACTATCGGATTTACGAGAATTGAGGGATATGTCTGCTATTGTGAGGGATGTATACAATCCAGCTCGTGCTCAAATAGGATCAGCAAATGCAATTCTATGTAGAGAAGAGATCAGGCATGCATTAAAGTATAATCACAAGAAAATTGAATCAAATGTGCCTTTGGCCTGGGGTCCAGAGTATATCTCCTACATAAGTCATTTCCAGTTACAGCCTCTAATCAAGCCACTTCCTATCCCCAATCCAGTGGTTAAACAACACAGATGTCCTCTTATATCGGGATTAAGAGTCGGGCAGATTGCAACCGGGGCACATTATAAAATCAGAACAATTGTTGCCAGATTTGGTTTGAATTACAGAGATTTTATTTGTGGAGGTGATGGATCTGGAGGAATGACTGCAGCATTACTCCGTTTCAACCAGACATCCAGGGGAGTATTCAATTCTCTACTTGAATATGAAAAGAGCAGTTCTCGTGGTTCTAAACCAGGTCCTCCACCTGCTATAACCGCATGCACACATGTGATAAATCGGTGTGTTAATTATTGGACTACCTGGTCAGACCCATCTGATCTGTCTAAAGAAGTGACATGGGAGAATTTTTCCTTCCACATCCAGAGAAATTTCTTAAAGATAGATTTGATGGTCTTTGATATGGAGGTGAGAGAGTTTAACATGTCAGCTGAGATAGAATGCCTTATTGAATCCAGGGGACTAGAGCTTTTGGAGTTAAACGGCAATTTGATTTATAAGACATATCTTACCAGACATATAGATGGAATCATTCCAATTATACACCGACTTGGAAAGTACTTTCATTCTGTGTATGCAACACAGACAGGTCTTAGCAGTTCAAGAACCTCAGAAATCTATGTGGTATTCTTAAGAAAAAGGGATAGAGCAGTTTATCAGGAGTTAGATTGGAATCATTTCTGGTTATCCAGTCAGAAGTTTGGAGCTCTTTGCTCTGAGGCAGAAGAATTTCAAAGAGCCTTAAAAATAAATCCGAATGACCTAGCTTGTGGGATTCCAGAAGTTTTATTTCCTGACCCTGAGGTAGAATTGTGTACATTACTCGGTATATTAGGGGTGCATGATGGAACTTCAAGCCAGTTGGCTAAAGAACTAAAATTTGTGCCATCTGGGTTAAAATCATCAGTCTTATGGGCTATATTATTGGTCTCTGTAAACAACATCTTCGATGTTACCAGTGAACATACTGTAATAATAGGGATACCTTCTGACCCTTCATGTGAGAAAGCTGTAACCCTGATTTTAGGATTCTTTTACTGGTTCACCTGGATAACAAGAGATTTGCCTCTCTTCAAATATCTTAATAAAATAAATGATGATCAGTGTCCTATCAGCTTCAACAGACTTCAAGTAAAAAGACATGGGAAAATAGGACATGTTTTGAGTTGGTCATGCTCCAGAAAGGGTCAAGTGTCAAAATCTGTTAACACAGCTAGCCTACAGGCAGGGATTGGGAAAATTATTCGTCTATTCTCTCAAGCTGCTAATGAAAGACAAACAATCAATTGGAAATTAGTTTGGGCTATCACCAATAGATTTAATAAGAGTTTGAATGCTAGTTTAATCAAGGAGAGGACTGGGATTTGGGAAATTTGGAACAGATGCAAATTATATGATGGAAATGCCAAGCCATTGAAATCCTCCTCAGAAGATGAGACAACCAGCTGGCGTTCATAAGTTCCTCATGAAAAAAACTATTCAGATGTAGTATCTTCTGCCAAAGATTGACACACCGTAAACATTCTTCTTTGTCTCCGTCTCCTCAGAAGATGAGACAACCAGCTGGCG